AATTTTTTGTTCTATATTGGTTTCTCTAATTACCTTAAATTTATAATATTTTGTGGGATTATATTTGAAGTTTGCAAATATAACAATTGCAAAGTTGTTAACTGCAAATTTGCAAAGTTGCAAAGTCTAATAAGGACCCAATAGGGGTCCCTAAAATCATATGAAATTTTTATATAATTGTTTGTGACGAACATGCATCTGGTGGCCGTCCCCACAAGCGGGGGCGGCGGCGCGTCGGGCGCGGATCGCGGCCCGCAAATCCCCAACTTTTAGCCTCTATTCGATAACATCCAGACCCCCGCCCGCGGACCGCGGACCGCGAATAAATGCCCGGCGTTTTGCCAATCGCGGCGCGTTTGAGGCAGCGGCCGCGGCGCACAATTGGACGCCAACCGCCCGCCAACCGCGGGCACTGGCGGATGTTCCAACCCTCAACCAACGCCAACCGCCAACCGCGGCCAACGGCCCACGGGGCGCGGCCATACGTTTCAGACCAACGGGACGGGGCGCGGGGGCGCATGTTTTACCGAAATTTAAAAAGGGGCACGGCCAATGCCAGCGGGGCACTGGCGGGGCAAACTGGCGGGCGGGCAGGGCCAATGCCAGCGGGCACAAAAAAGGCCCGCACGGGGCGGGCCAATTGGGCAGGATATACGGCCGCGCTATCGCGGTGTAACGTCAAAATGAAAGGTCACGACGTCGCAAGCCAAAACGCCAAACGGGCGGGCGTCGTGATAGGTCATGAATTGCAAATCGTCGTCGCACGTTAACGGCCAACAACGGCCATAGGTTTTGGTCATGTCGTTGGTGAATTTATCCAACGCGGCCGCGTCGTCGTCATCCAGACCGCTTGCGTCGTCGTTGATCAATGCACTGGCCCAATGCGCGGGCAATAAAAACTGTTCTAATTTCATCAGACCCGCGCCCCCATATTATCGCGCCATATTGGCCCCAATTGCGCCAACGCCCGCCAACGCGGGGAATTTGGTTTGATTTGGCGATAGCGGCCCAACGCGTCGCGCCGTTCGGCGTCCAGAATATCGCCTTGTGAATTGTACCATGCGGACGCGCCGTCCACCTTGTGAATGACAAACCCCGTGCGGCCATTGTTGAAATAGTTAACCTGCATTTTATTCACCCCAATAAAAGATATTCGCAAACCAATCGGCGGCCGCTTGCGCGTCGTCGTCTAACACCTGCATTTTCCACGGTTCGAACCAATCTTGCGTTTGATATTCCACCTTATCCGCGCAACCGTGAATATCTATTGTGCCCCATAAGCGATAGGCGGGACCGCCAGTGCCTAACAAAATTTGAAAAAATTGATAATTTGGGTCAATTGCGCCAACCTCATTCCAACCCGTTTGCACGTTCAACGCTAAAGGCATTTGCGACGCCCGCGTTAATATTTCATCCGCGGCCGTATCGTCGTCGCGCTGCATTGCCTCAAAATATGCGCGGTGTAGTTCCATAATGTTTTCCATGTTTTTTCCTTTCACAAAACAAAACGGGGCAGGATTGCCCCGCCCCGAATAAATAGTAAATTTTAGTAAACGTCAATTATTTCTTTTATGCGGCGATACGCTGCCAATCGCGGTTTGACAAATTCAACAGTTGCCCGCCGCGTTGCTGCCATTGGTCCACGTCGTCAATATCCGCCTTATGAGCGCAAGCGGTCACTGCATTAACCAACGTCGCGCGGGAAAGCGGTTGCCCGTGTTCATATCCAGATTGCCCAATAGTTTGCATTAAACCGTTTAGAACGTCGTTATTCTCTTTTTTGGTCAATTTTAAAACAGTTCCGACACTTTCCACGACGTCGAGAATTTCATAATCCCCCTCTATAACATCACCCGCCGCGCGGCGCATTTGTTCCAAAACTTGATCGAACGTTTCGCGCGATGCATAGGCCAAAGTTAAATCGCGAAGTTTCAATTCAAGGGCGCGATTGTCCGCGTCTTTTGCTTCACTGGATAGCAAGCCAAAGTCCGCTTGGTCCCGCGCGCTTGTGATATGTGACGATCGCGTTTTGTTTTGGGTTTGCATCCCGTTTAGACAAGCCAAGGTCCAGTTGATCTGATAAACAGAAACAGAACCCGCGCCAACTTCTGAATTTTGAAAGCCAACGCCGTTGGCCATAACATCACCCACGGCCGCGCCCGTGCCCGTTTGGGTTTCAGATTTGAGGCGCAAATATAGGCGTTTTTCCGACACGTCGGCATTTACGACTTTCCATTGTGCATCGCTTTCCATCAATTGCGGCAACGTCGATTGCAGCAAATTGATATTATCAAAAGTTTTGAATTTGTCTGAAACAAATGCCCGCGCCAATCCCGTCGTTTCGCTTTCATCCATGAACGTGCGAACCATGCGCTTCACCGGTTCTTTCTGCCAACGCGCATTAATTAGGGCGTCATATTCAACGGGGTAATTTTCTTGCAAACGGCGGGCAGTCCGCGTGTCAATTTCCGCCGCTTGCGCAACTTGGCCAAACGCGTGATCATTTATTTTCAAATGGCGCGTTGGTTCGCCGCCGTTTTGTTCAATAACAATTGACGGTTTGCCCGTTTCAGTGTCGGTGCGGTATTGCAGGTTATTAGTTGAAGCCAAATAATCCGCGGAACGGTTGGCTTGCATTTGCACCTTTTGCATTAGTTGCATCAAAGTGTTGTTTTCATTTTCAATCGTATGCATTTTAAACCTCATTTTTTGCATATGGGATTATTCCCGTAAAACGACGTAAATCACATATTTGCAGCGTTGTAAAGAATTTTTAAAAATTTCACAAAAAAGGCCCGCCAAATAAGCGGGCCAGTTTGGGTCACATATGAGGTTTATTTATGCGGCCGTTGATACGGCGTTGTCCTTCACGCCAGTGATCATTCGTATATCGTGATCGGATAAAACCAAATCATTCTTTCCAACTCGGATAGGCATTAGCACCGCCATTGCATCCGCGCGGCCAAAACCAATAACCGCGGCATTTTCACCATTTTGATGAATTCGCACCGATTTGCTATCGACGTTCAAAGCTTTGGCCATATTTGCCACGCGGCCAATTTGGGCCGGATCAAAATTTGAAAGCTTTTGATCGCGCATGGAAAGCCCGCCAATCAAACCCCGCCAATTGGGGAAAGTACCATCTATCAAACCGTCGGTGTAATTATAAGACAATTTAAGAGTGACACCGTTCAACTCTATTTGTTCAACGGGCATGGCCATGTCCAATTCCAAATCTAAAAACCGCGTCTTTTTAGTGCATCCCGCCAACGCTCGTTTCAGACCACCATTTGAAATGATAAAATCAAAATCGCCCGTGTAATGATGCACGGGTGGCATTTCATGCGATGCAATAAACATTATGTGACCATCGGTTGCCACATAACGCAAATCATTACCGCGCTTTTCAATGTACACGCCGTTCAAATAATAACGGGTTCTGTCAGTGGACGCCGCCAGTTGAGCCGCTTTTAAGAATTCATATGAAAGATTTAACATGTTACCACCTCGTTTTCGGTTTCAATCCAAACTTTTGCGCCACAGGATAAAGGTTTATCTGGACTATAAATCACTTGGCTATCGCCTTTAATATGCACAGACCAAGCTTTGCGGTTTTGCTTGTAATCCTTCACCGTCAATGGCGGTTGTTTCTTTTCAGGGGTTCCGAGTGCATCCAACGCCGCGTTTTGGCGTATGATATGCTGATTAACGTGAATTCTGGTTTTCATTTTTTCACCTCATTTTTTAAAAACCGTAAAAACACGTAAACCATATTCAGGTCGTCATGTCAAACTTTTATTTTTTTCTGCGCTGATACCGCTCCCATCGTTTCTCCAGAGGTTCTGGTTCCAATAGCTTTTTATATAGCCAATTAATCAGGAACAAAGCTTTTCCTCCCAATTGTCCAAAACATCAAATACCAAGCCCCAACCGTTTACATGCGCGTCTTGAATATGCAGGTCGGGCGGGACGTCCAAACCCTCCATTTTTAAGTCCATGGCCTTTTCACCTTGGTACAGATACAGGTCATAACCAGACGTGCGGACAGTGCTTTTTTTGATCAGGGTCCAAACCGACGCGTGTTGGTTGCGCGATTGAAAGGCCACTTGATGCGGGGAAAGTTCTACTTTTTTCGTGAACTGGTGTTTGAGTTCAATCATGTGAAAAAACCCGCGGGGACTACATGCCACCACGTCGGGAAAACCCTGCGTCCCGTAAGTCTCCACACGGGTCAAAGTGTAATCACTCACTTTTTTCGTCTGCTCCTTCATTTGACCCCAGAATGCGCTTTCGCGCTTTTTGGCGGGTTTGCGTGTCGTCTTCCCCTTCAGGTGTGATGTCAATAGTGATTGGGTCATAAGAGTGCTTCAATTCCTTCAAAGCTTTTAAAACTTCATCCTTCGACATACTGTCGATAGAACCGTGTCTAATTTCTGATTTGTTGACATAAATATCGCCCTGCGCTTGGCCGCGGCGATACTCCGCTTGAACCGCCGCACTATATGCGCCGTTTTCAATAGCCAAATCACGAATTACTTGCAGATCGCGCAAATGCCGTTGGTACTCTACACCGTACTTTTCATCCAACTCTTTACGGTACGCTCTGATCGCCTTCACGACTTGCGGGGACTTTTCAGGATTGGTTAGTTCCGACGCCCGTACATGCGCGGACTTCACCGGATACCCCGCATTGATCGCCGCTTCCCTCAATGTGATCTGGCCGTCCTTCGTGACCAGTTCTTTCACAAAGAGTTCTTGCCGACGGTTCAAAGGTTTGTCTTCGGGCAAATAGTCTTTTTTTCGGGGTCGTGGCTTTCTGCCTTCCTGCGGAACCACAAAACGATCCTCTTTAGGCATGGTTTTTCTCCTATATTAAAAATCAGTAATAGGACAATAAAACCAAAGGGCCTTCCTTGTAAAGCCTATTTATATATATAGCCAGAAAATCAAAAAAATATTTTTTTTCTTCGCACCCCCCTTAACCACTTTTTGACATTAAGAACGGTTACAGCTTGTAAAATAGAGTGTAACTAAGTTTGTAACGAGTAAGTCCTTATATATAAAGGGAAAATAAGGAAAGTTACATGGTTACATGGGTTTCGGCTATATTTTTAGTTTTATATAAAAAATAATTCTGTGGCCGTATATATATAAAGGGGAATTAAGCAACCCCCCTTGTAGGCGCACAACTGGACCAAAACTTAGAGTTCTTTTTTAACGTCCGCCGTATGAATGCAGATTAGCTTTTGCTCCGCGGGCCGCGTTACGTGCTGCGTCATATTTTGCAAAGCTAACAAGCACTGTTGTTCGGTGAGGAAGGGTCCTTGGTGTAGGAACCGCGGC